CAGTCCGGGCGGTAAATGCGTGGGGGCAGCAGGGAGATCCGGCGTCGGTATCGTTCCGGATTGCCGCACCGGCAGCACCGTCGAGGATTGAGCTGACGCCGGGCTATTTTCAGATAACCGCCACGCCGCATCTTGCCGTTTATGACCCGACGGTACAGTTTGAGTTCTGGTTCTCGGAAAAGCGGATTACCGATATCAGGCAGGTTGAAACCACAGCCCGCTACCTTGGCACGGGGCTGTACTGGATAGCCGCCAGTATCAATATCAGGCCGGGCTATGATTATTATTTTTACGTTCGCAGTGTGAACACCGTTGGCAAATCGGCATTCGTGGAGGCTGTTGGTCAGCCGAGTGATGATGCATCCGGCTATCTGGATTTTTTCAAAGGCGAGATAGGGAAAACCCATCTGGCTCAGGAGCTGTGGACGCAGATTGATAACGGTCAGCTTGCGCCTGACCTGGCTGAAATCAGGACGTCCATTAAGGATGTCAGCAATGAAATCACGCAGACCGTCAATAAGAAACTGGAAGACCAGAGTGCGGCAATTCAGCAGATACAGAAGGTTCAGGTTGATACAAATAATAATCTGAACAGCATGTGGGCTGTGAAGCTGCAGCAGATGCAGGACGGACGCCTTTATATTGCGGGTATCGGTGTCGGTATTGAGAACACCCCCGACGGCATGCAGAGTCAGGTGCTGCTGGCGGCAGACAGGATTGCGATGATTAATCCTGCAAATGGCAACACAAAACCGATGTTTGTTGGTCAGGGTGATCAGATATTCATGAATGAAGTGTTCCTGAAATATCTGACGGCTCCCACCATTACTAGCGGCGGTAATCCTCCTGCATTTTCCATGACACCGGACGGAAAGCTGACCGCTAAAAATGCAGATATCAGTGGCAGTGTGAATGCGAACGCCGGGACGCTCAACAACGTTACGATAAATGAGAACTGTCAGATTAAAGGGAAACTGTCAGCCAACCAGATTGAAGGCGATATTGTCAAAACAGTGGGTAAGGCTTTCCCGCGGGACTCCCGGGCACCGGAGCGGTGGCCATCAGGGACCATTACCGTCAGGATTTATGACGATCAGCCGTTTGACCGGCAGATTGTTATTCCGGCGGTGGCATTCAGCGGTGCTAAACATGAGAGAGAGCATACTGATATTTACTCCTCATGCCGCCTGATAGTGAAGAAAAATGGTGCTGAAATTTATAACCGTACCGCGCTGGATAATACGCTGATTTACAGTGGTGTTATTGATATGCCAGCTGGTCACGGCCACATGACGCTGGAGTTTTCGGTGTCAGCATGGCTGGTAAATGACTGGTATCCCACAGCAAGTATCAGCGATTTGCTGGTTGTGGTGATGAAGAAAGGTAAGCGTCGTCTCAGCACCGTCTGGCAGATCCTGAAATTCCTGAGAGAATAGTGGACACCAAATATGGTGGACGCTATCCATGAAATCATTAACCGCAGTGCGTAAAAAAAGCCCTAATTATCCCGTTGAGTTCAAAATCAAAATGGTTGAACTCTCGCATCGACCAGAGATCTCCGTAGCGCAACTCGCTCGTGAGCATGGGATCAACGATAATTTGCTGTTCAAGTGGCGCCAGTACTGGCGCGAAGGAAAACTACGTCCTCCTTCAACAACAGAAAACAACGTGCCTGAGCTGCTCCCGATAACACTTGATGCCGAAGATGTTGTCCCTACAACCTCCCCCCGGTCACAACCTGTAGCTACTGCGACACCTGAATCACTCAATATCAGCTGTGAAGTGACGTTCCGGCACGGATCACTCCGTCTGAATGGTGCCATCAGTGAAAATATCCTGAACCTGCTGATACGGGAGCTCAAACGTTGATCCCATTACCATCAGGGACAAAGATCTGGCTGGTCGCTGGCATCACCGATATGAGAAACGGCTTCAACGGCCTGGCGGCAAAGGTGCAGACGACGCTGAAAGACGATCCGATGTCAGGTCACGTTTTTATCTTCCGTGGGCGTAATGGCAGTCAGGTAAAGCTCCTCTGGTCTACCGGCGATGGACTGTGTCTGCTGACCAAACGGCTGGAGCGCGGCCGCTTCGCCTGGCCGTCAGCCCGGGATGGCAAAGTGTTCCTCACACCGGCACAGCTGGCGATGCTGCTGGAAGGTATCGACTGGCGGCAGCCTAAAAGACTGCTTACGTCCCTGACTATGTTGTAAGCCTCTTTATCCTGGTCGACGCTGAATGAGCCTGGTAATATACCCGGTATGAGCAGCTCACTTCCTGACGATATCAATGCACTGAAACGTCTCCTTGCCGAACAGGAGGCGCTGAACCGTGCCCTGCAGGAAAAGCTGAACGAGCGTGAACGCGAAATAGACCATCTGCAGGCACAGCTGGATAAGCTGCGCCGGATGAACTTCGGCAGCCGCTCGGAAAAAGTCTCCCGTCGTATCGCACAGATGGAAGCTGACCTGAAGGCACTTCAGAAAGAAAGTGATACCCTTACCGGTCGGGTTGACGACCCGGCCGTGCAGCGCCCGCTGCGTCAAACCCGCACCCGCAAACCGTTCCCCGAATCACTCCCCCGCGATGAAAAACGGCTGCTGCCGGCAGCGTCATGCTGCCCGGAATGTGGAGGCTCGCTGAGCTATCTGGGTGAGGATGCCGCCGAACAGCTGGAGCTGATGCGCAGCGCCTTCCGGGTTATCCGGACTGTACGTGAAAAGCATGCCTGTACTCAGTGCGATGCCATCGTGCAGGCCCCCGCGCCTTCACGGCCCATCGAGCGGGGTATCGCAGGACCGGGGCTGCTGGCCCGCGTGCTGATCTCAAAGTATGCAGAGCACACCCCGCTGTACCGCCAGTCTGAAATGTACGGCCGCCAGGGCGTGGAGCTGAGTCGTTCACTGCTGTCGGGCTGGGTGGATGCATGCTGCCGGCTACTGTCACCGCTGGAAGAAGCGCTTCAGGACTATGTGCTGACTGACGGTAAGCTCCATGCTGATGACACGCCTGTCCCGGTGCTGTTGCCAGGCAATAAGAAAACGAAGACCGGGCGGTTATGGACCTACGTTCGTGACGACCGTAACGCCGGGTCAACGCTGGCGCCGGCGGTGTGGTTCGCTTACAGCCCGGACAGAAAAGGCATCCATCCGCAGACCCATCTTGCGGGGTTCAGTGGTGTACTGCAGGCGGATGCATACGCCGGGTTCAACGAGCTGTACCGGGATGGCCGGATAACGGAAGCCGCCTGTTGGGCTCACGCCCGCCGTAAAATCCACGATGTGCACGTTCGCACCCCGTCAGCCCTGACGGAGGAAGCGCTGAAACGGATCGGCGAACTGTACGCCATCGAGGCAGAGATAAGGGGAATGACGGCGGAGCAGCGCCTTGCCGAACGTCAGTTGAAAACGAAACCGCTGCTGAAATCCCTGGAAAGCTGGCTGCGTGAAAAGATGAAAACCCTGTCGCGACACTCAGAACTGGCGAAAGCGTTCGCATACGCCCTGAACCAGTGGCCGGCGCTGACGTACTATGCAGATGATGGCTGGGCTGAGGCGGACAATAACATCGCTGAAAATGCGTTGCGGATGGTCAGTCTGGGCCGCAAAAACTACCTGTTCTTCGGTTCGGATCATGGAGGAGAGCGGGGAGCGCTGCTGTACAGCCTGATCGGGACGTGCAAACTGAACGGAGTGGAGCCAGAAAGCTACCTCCGCTATGTCCTTGACGTCATAGCCGACTGGCCGATAAACCGGGTCGGCGAACTGCTCCCCTGGCGCGTAGCACTGCCGACTGAATAACACATCCCCGTCAATACGGTTCTTGCTGCACGCTTACGAAGAAAGCCACCGCAGGCATCAGTATCAGCTGAATTTTATAACCCATATACGGGCGCCAGAAATGGCGCCTTTTTTATTGCAGAAAAGCGAGAGGTAATTATGCGTAAAGTTTGTGCAGCCATTTTGTCCGCAGCCATCTGTCTGGCCGTATCCGGTGCGCCTGCATGGGCGTCTGAGCAGCAGGCCACACTGAGCGCAGGGTATCTTCATGCCCGTACGAACGCTCCCGGCAGCGAAAATCTGAACGGGATTAACGTGAAATACCGTTATGAGTTTACGGACACGCTGGGGCTGATTACGTCATTCAGTTATGCCAACGCTGAAGATGAGCAAAAAACGCATTACAGCGATACCCGCTGGCATGAGGATTCCGTGCGTAATCGCTGGTTCAGCGTGATGGCGGGGCCGTCTGTGCGCGTGAATGAATGGTTCAGCGCGTATGCGATGGCGGGTATGGCTTACAGCCGTGTGTCGACTTTCTCCGGGGATTATCTCCGCGTAACTGACAACAAGGGGAAAACGCACGACGTGCTGACCGGAAGTGATGACGGTCGCCACAGCAACACGTCTCTGGCGTGGGGAGCTGGCGTGCAGTTTAACCCGACCGAATCCGTGGCCATTGATATTGCTTATGAAGGCTCCGGCAGTGGCGACTGGCGCACTGACGGTTTCATCGTGGGTGTCGGTTATAAGTTCTGATTAGCCAGGTAACACAGTGTTATGACAGCCCGCCGGTTCAGGCGGGCTTTTTTGTGGGGTGAATATGGCAGTAAAGATTTCAGGTGTACTGAAAGACGGCACAGGAAAACCGGTACAGAACTGCACAATCCAGCTGAAAGCAAAACGTAACAGCACCACGGTGGTGGTGAACACGCTGGCCTCAGAAAATCCGGATGAAGCCGGGCGTTACAGCATGGACGTTGAGTACGGTCAGTACAGCGTTATTCTGTTGGTGGAAGGATTCCCGCCGTCACATGCCGGGACCATCACCGTGTATGAAGATTCTCAACCCGGTACGCTGAATGATTTTCTCGGTGCCATGACGGAGGATGATGCCCGTCCGGAGGCACTGCGCCGTTTTGAGCTGATGGTGAATGAAGTGGCACGTCATGCCGGAGCGTCATCACAGAGTGCAGCGGCGGCAAAGAAATCCGAAACGGCAGCAGCCTCATCGAAGAATGCAGCGAAAACCTCAGAAACGAATGCAGCTAACAGCGCACAGGCGGCAGCGGCCTCGCAGACTGCATCGGCAAACTCCGCGACAGCAGCCAAAAAATCAGAAACCAGCGCGAAAAATAGCGAGACAGCCACAAAGGCCAGCGAAAAAAACGCAAAATCCAGCCAGACGGCAGCGAAAACCAGTGAGACGAATGCCAAAGACAGTGAAGCCAACGCAAAGGTGAGCGAAACAGCGGCGGCGAACTCGGCGAAAGCATCGGCAGCAAGCCAGACGGCAGCAAAAGCAAGTGAAGATGCTGCCAGAGAATACGCAAACCAGACAGCAGAGCCGTACAGATATGTTTTACAGCCGCTGCCGGATGTGTGGATACCCTTTAATGATTCGCTGGATATGATTACGGGCTATTCTCCGGGTTATAAAAAAGTGAAGATTGGTGATAATGTGGTTCAGGTTGCCAGTGATAAACAGGTTAATTTCAGTCGCGCATCAACGGCAACATATATCAACAAATCTGGCGAACTGAAAACGGCGGAAATTAATGAGCCACGATTTGAAAAAGAAGGTTTATTGATTGAAGGTCAGCGAACCAACTACATGTTGAATTCAGCAACTCCAGCTTCTTGGGGTAAATCTGCAAATATGAATGTCGCTGAGGTTGGAACTGATAGTTTTGGTTTTACTTATGGAAAGTTTGTTTGTAATGAATCATTAATTGGGCAAAGTACAACCCTTAATATGGCAGTAGTTTCAACCTCGGGGGCTGTCGATGTATCAGGCGATAATAAGTGTGTGACGACATCGTGCAGATTTAAAACGGATTTGGAACTCCTGTTAAGGATCAGGTTTGAAGCCTTCGATGGCAGCGCTTCATCTAATCTTGGATATGCCATTGTTAATACGCGGTCTTTATTGGTTGAAATCACCGGTGTAGCTGCCGACAGGCTCACCGCACGAGTTAACAAAGATGAAGCTACGGGCTGGATTTTTGTAGAGGCAACGATTCAAGCAAGTAAAGAAACTTACATAACCTCTGCAATACAATACGCACCAAAAAAAGGTGGTGTCGTTGAATCTGGTGACTATATTTATCTGGCCACCCCTCAGGTTGAGGATGGTTCGTGTGTATCATCTTTTATTATATCAGGAACGACGGCGGCGACGCGCGCAAGCGATATGGTTACAGTTCCGATTAAGAATAATCTTTATAATCTTCCTTTTACGGTTCTTTGTGAGGTACATAAGAACTGGTATAAAACGCCAAATGCAGCGCCACGTGTTTTTGATACCGGCGGTCATCAAACCGGAGCGGCTATTATTCTTGGCTTCGGATCTTCGGCAGATGGGCCAGACGGATTTCCTTATTGCGATATTGGTGGATCAAATAGGCGTGTTAACGAAAACGCATCGTTGAAAAAAATGGTTATGGGGATGCGTGTAAAGTCAGATCAGTCTACATGTGCAGTAAGTAACGGGCGTATATCCAGCGAAACAAAAACCACATGGGAATATATCCGGAGTACAGCAACCATTCGCATTGGTGGACAAACTACAGCAGGATTACGCCATTTATTTGGGCATGTGAGGAATTTTCGTCTCTGGCATAAAGAGCTAACAGATGCGCAGCTTGGGGAGGTTGTGGAGTGAGAGATTTCACGTTGCGTTTCAGTGATAAAGCAGATTTCAGGGCATTTCTCAGGAAACTTAACTGGGAAGAGGACGAAGAGCTGCAGAATGCCGTTCTGGTTGATGAGATTGGTTTTACGTTCAGGGAGACAGATGTTTCTGATGACGGAGAACCAGAATACACGCGAAACGAAGGGTACTTTGTTAATATCCGTCTTCTTGACGATGGATTTGATGATTCCGTGTTCCGTGAGTGGGTGGTTACACCAGAGCGCCCGCTCAGGGAGTGGTTTTAAGGATAGCAGATGGATATCACGTCGATACTTCATGCGCTTTGTGCCGTGGCGGTGCAGGTACTGGCTGGTCTTTTTACCGGAAACTGGGCTTACGGGGCGATAGCCGGTTGTACGTTCTTCATTGCGCGTGAACACACCCAGGCAGAATATCGCTGGATTGAAATGTTCGGGCATGGCAAGCGGATTAACATGCCGTGGTGGGGCGGTTTTGATCCACGTGCATGGGATGTGGCAAGCCTGATGGATTTTGCTGTGCCGGTGGTGGCGTGTCTGCTGGTCTGGCTGTTGGTTAATCGTGGGTGAAAAAGGTGAGCAGTATATGCAACGAAGGAGGAAACATCATTGCTGGCGGCATGGAAGGCATGCAGGGTGTTGCTGAACCGTGTTGATACATCAACTGCACCTGATATTGAGTGGCCTACGAACCCTGTCAGGGAGTAATCATTGGGATTATGCCGCAGCACGTCTTAAGCAAGAACGTGCTGCGGTTGGATGCTATTTTTTCCCTGAAGCGGAAAACATTACTACAGTACCTTGAACCTTGGTTTTAACATTCTCGAAATGCTCTGAGAGTATATGTGTTAAGCCTTCTTCGGAATCTTTTGTGTTTGAAAAGATGCCTTTCTGATTGTAAATGCGCATCAGTTTTTGACCGAAGCTATTGTGCACAACGCCGTCACCAAGAATTGTGGCTCCGTATAGAGTTCCATCGTCAGTTAAGGCCTGCGCCGCATTGCGTATTACACAGCTTTTTGTAGATATATTTCCAGGCAGGCAGTGAAGAAGGTAAAACATGGAAATGGAATCAAATTGACCATGTAACGCCGCGGGATAAGGATCAAAAACATCATGGCTAATTTTATGTTTAATTTTTGATTCCCCAGCCCTTGTCGATGCCGCGTTCAGGCTAGCTTCGTTCAAATCCATTAAAGATATCAGACTACTCTCAGGTACGTGAGTAAGGTAAAACCCAGTTCCAACGCCAATATCCAGATGGTTGTTACCTAAATGTTCCAGAAAGTGTGGAAGAAGGTGTTCCTTTGTAGGACATCCCCATGCAAGCCGATTTGATACTCCCAAAACCCACCAGTCATAAAGCTTTAGGGTAAGTGGTGTGTAAATTTTAGCCCCATCATCTGTGTTTTTTTTCATTAGTTTCACCGTATTATAGTTTTATTTGTGAATTAAATCAATTATGGCGATGAATTACAAGGGGTTAAATGCTGCCGCAGCATAGCGATATTGAAATAGCCTGGTATGCTTCGATACAGCAGGAGCCGAATGGCTGGAAGACCGTCACCACACAGTTCTACATCCAGGAATTCAGTGAGTATATTGCGCCACTGCAGGATGCTGTAGATCTGGAAATCGCAACGGAGGAAGAAAGATCGTTGCTGGAGGCATGGAATAAATATCGGGTATTGTTGAATCGTGTTGATACATCAGTAGCTCTGGGTATGAAGCTGTTTGTAACTCATGTTACAGTAACAGCCATTACTATCTCGAAGGTGCAAAATGTATATTGATTTGATATTTTATAAATTTACTTCGAATCTGGCACGTCAACTTTTGATTAAAGTAATATCAGTTTTCGGCGAAAAAAGGACCGTGTACATGAGACGATTTCATACAAGAATAACAAAAATATGAATATGCTCCCAATGCAATATATGTTTTGCATTGGGAGCAAATAGCGGAATATTTTGAAATTATTGTATTTCTGCTTCAGAATTTCCTGGGCAGTATATATTTTCTGGTTTTTGTGGAGTGATCAGGTGATGTACAACTGCTTTATCTACACATAAATTAACTCCGGTGAGAGCTAATGTATGCCCATCACCATTTATTGTTAGTAACGGGCTGGAAAATTTCTCTGCCATCTTACGGGCATTAATCCAGGGCGTTGTTGGGTCGTATTTGTGTGCTACAAACAGTAAACCAGAGGGCAGAACAGTATTTTTCAGGCGAGTTTTGTTCAGGTCGCTATGTATTGGCCATAATTCACAAAAATCAGGTGAATCGGAACGTCCATTGTCAAAGTTAATAGCCGGGAAGGCATTCGCAAGAGCGTCTTTTCGGGATTTTCGCTCTTCTGGTGTTAATTGCTCATCCCCCTGATCTACACAGAGGATTACCCCCGAAGCATTGCTTGACTCTTCTGAGGCTATCGGAGCACTGAGCGCAGTTTCAATTTCATTACTGACAATCCCCTGAGAGAACTGGCGTATGGCAGTTGCAAGGGTTGGCCATGATGAACGCCATAGCAGAAGGTCTGTTGTTAATGATATGAGTTCATCTGAAGATATATTTTCTCCCTTACTGTCTAATAAAGGTTTGTGATGTAATTTTGATAATAGCTCATGGAACTGAGTTATTGCCTTATCTCTGTCTGAAGAAAGCGGGCAACTTTTTGTACGCGCACACCAGGATGCAAAGCGATCAAACGTTTCCTGATAACTCTGTGCCTGTTTGAGTTGCCATGTGAAGTTGTCCTCCAGGTCATCGATATCGACGACTCCATCAAGAACGATAGATCTTACGTTGTAGGGAAAACGTTCTGCATATAAGGCTGCAATTTGAGTTCCATACGAATACGCCACGGCTGTCAGTTGTTTATCCCCCAAGGCTTGCCTAATACGATCAATATCGTATACAGCCTCGTTAGAGCCGATATGGCGAATGACTTCGGCTCCGGTATTATGGATACAGGCATTAATTTTATTTAATACTTGTTGCTTTTCGGTTATGTTTTCCTGAGTCTCTGTATCTGATTGCCGGCAGTTTATTGTCGGAGTGGACTGTCCGACGCCTCGAGGATCAAATCCAATAATATCCCATGACTCACGAAGATTTGTGACTGGCCAGTCAAAGTTAATATAAGGATTTATGCCTGGTAACCCGGGACCACCACTTATTATCAGGATACTTCCTTTATGCTTGCTTTTTGCCGGCAATTTTGTCAACGCTAGTTTGACTTGTGATTTTTTTTCATAAGAAGCATCTCCGCCTGTGTCTGTATATTTTAATGGAACAGACAAATAACCACATAGTAAGTCAGGAGACGGTTTTTCCTCACCAAACCAGTGGTTGAATTGACTGGCCATACAGGATTGCCACTGTATCTGCTGGGCAGATACGGTTACTGGTAGAAGTAACGTTAAAACAACTTTGAAATGAGTAATTATTTTTCGCATTGTGTCTCTGAATATCGGAATAAAGATAAGATTTGAATATATTGAGGTCTTGTGTTGCGGTAAGAGATTACACGTTATGACATAGGTTAAATGCTTACAAAATTAGTGGATATTGCCTACTTGTAACTGTAAACAAATTCCCCGGGGTTATACAATACCACCGGGGAGAAAATCTGGTTAACTTCGTTAAAAGGTGTACTTAAGACCAGCAGTAGTGATGAAGTTATAGTTTTCTATGCCTGCACCATTTTTGCTGTAGTCTGAAGTGTTATCATTGTGATCATAAAGTGAAGTAT